TAAAGAATACCGTAGTGCCAGTTAAATCTATAGCTATCCCGTCTTGGTCGGTTAAAGTTAAAGTTATATTAGTTGTATCGCCTCTAATTATTACTAAGTTTATTGATATAGGCATATTTACTCCACCACCGGTATTACCGTACAGGTACAATTCGGGTGTAACGGTGGGCCTTCCACGCTATCGTAATCTATATTATAAGTTCCGCCTTCTGTACCGCTTATAGACTGCCCTGGCTCTAAATAGGTAGTCTCTAGACCTAAGACCGTTCCGTGTATAGCTTGGCAGAATTGACAAGCCCCTGGATTAGCAAACCACTCTTTTTTAACTACGAAGCCGGTTTGCCGGTAGGCTTCTAAAGTAGCTTCGGTACTTGCGTCTAAAGTCTCGGTTCGCGCTATTCTTTCGGCTCTAAACTTTTCGCTACTACTATAAAAACTTTCTATCTTTTTAGTAGTATCTCTTAGAGTAGCGTTATTTAGAGTTGCGTCGGTTAGTATCTTTTCTAGTTCTTGCCTAGTTTCTCGATTGAAATTCAAACCGGCTCTGGCTAATCTATCCTTTAGATTATCCGTTATTCGTTGCGTTATCTCAAACTTTAGCTTTTCTTCGCCGGCTAACTGTAAAGCGATTGGGCCTTGGTCTTTAGCCAATTCTACCAAAATCGGATAGACTTCTTCTATTAGTCTTTTAGTTTCTTCGTCTAAATCAAATAAAATATCGTTATACGCTTTCGACCTAACGAACTGCGGAGTTAGTCTATCTATAACTACCTTCTCTTGTTTTTTTAAGAATTTAACTACTTGCTTTTTCGTAACCTTAGCGTACTTCTCTTGCATCTTAATAAGCGAAATTCTAAAGTTCTCCTTAGTTTCGGGACTAATAATTAGCGCTTTAATCTTCGGTCTTTTATGGTGGATTATTTTAATAGTCGCCTTGCCATTTTCCTTTTTAACGTCAGTTAGAATTTTCGCTGCTATTGGCGAGCCGGCCGGAGATAGATTAAACGGCAGGTAAAACTGGTTTCCGCCTTCTGTTTCTCCTAAACCTTTTTCGGCTCTAATCTCGTCTCTGGTTTTCCACATATTGATAGCGGCAGTATCTTCGGAAAGTTGGGAGGTTCTATCTTCTGGGACGGGCGACTCGTATCTAACGGTAATCGAAGGGTCGCCGTAGGTCTTATCGATATAAGTTTCTAAAGTATCGGCTATTCGATACATCTTCGGGTCGATAACTCTCTTAGCGAAAATATACTCGCTACTTTCGGCGTTTGCTCTATTTACGTCCTCGGTAATACCTAGAATTGGTTTAGGAACTCGAAACATCGCCATAATATCATCTCGGCTCATATGCTTAGCGGTCTCTAAAGCTATCCCTTCTAAACCTGTTCCTAGTTGTGTAAAAGTAACTTCGGAGTTTCTAACGATTGCTACCTTACCGGCGTTATCAACGCTTCCATACTCGCTTCTCCAGCGTTCCTTAAGCTGCTTAAAATCGTCCTCGTTCATTTGCGGTACAGATAAAATACCGCTAGGACGAGCGTTATTAAATAAGAAGTTTCTAGTAAATCTAGAAGCGTATTCTTCTGTTTGTATATAAAGCTGTCCGGCCGCGACTACTCCGTAACCTCTAGATGGGTCTTCAGGATTAGGTAGCTTAAAATGCATTACTTCGTCTAATTCTAGGGGTACTTGCTCTCCGCTCGGTAGGTTATAAACGTAGCCCGTTATATATCCGTTCTTAGCCATTATTACTTGGACTAAATCTGGTCTTAATAAATAAATCTCTTTAGGCTTTCTCGAAACCTCACCAACCCTAAAATACCAAAAAGCCTCTCCGGTTAATTCTATAAAGGCTTGGGTCAATTCAAATAAAACAAACTGCGAAATAAAAGGATTAGGTTTTCTTAGCAGGGTAATAAAAGGGTGGTTATCGATTTCTACTTCATCGCCTCTAGAATTATCTTTAACTATTTTGAATTGTATTTTTCCTACTTCTCCAGCTATCGCCCCTACGCAAGTCCAGACGTAGCCGACGTTACTTTTTAATTGGGTTCTTTTAGTAATAGCGTTGGGATTAGACCAATCCAGCATAAAAGTATTCTGCGAAGGTGTATTATCACCAAATCCGGCGAATAGTTTTCCGACTATTGGTATTCGGACAAGCGGGTTAGCCATTAGCTATAAATATAACATAAATAGTCATTAAATAAAATCAAATTCAACATTTGGTTGATAAACTAAGCGCCAGCACATCTCTAGAGCATCGATAACGTCTAGATTTTCGCTATCGGGATAATCCTGCATCTCTTGCCAAAGTTCGTTATCACCCTTAAATAAGATCTGTCCGGTGTTAATAAAAGGCTCTAAACTCTCGATACGCTCCTCTTTTTTCTTACTTTGGTTTATCCCCTCGAACGGTATGTAGCGACCCCTATCTTGGCTTTTTTCCTTAATAACGTCTAAAAAGTATTTCTGGAATTGTACCGACTCTATCCCAAACCTCTCGAATTGGTAGGGTAAGTTAAAGATAGTTCGGATAGTTTCTTCGGGCGGCATTTGCTTACCGATACTTTCTACCTCGTAGACTTTACCGTTCTTATCTTTTCCTAAAACTACGATACCTACTAAACTACCCTTCTTAGTTTCTCCTAGAGCTAAATCGCAAGAACCCCAGTATTTAACTATCTCCGGTAGGTATTCGTATTTTTGCGGCTTAAAGTAAGTAAACTCGTTAGCTTCGGGAAATTGGACTAAATAGTATCGCTTCCAATCTTTACCGGTCGTTTGCGATTTCTGTTGCTCTAATCTTTCTTGGTTTATTCTGCCTTCCGCTATAGCTTGCTCTAGAGGTACTCTAACCTTTTTATAAAGCGGGTCTTTGTAGGCGGTCTCGAAGATACTATTCTCGATACAGTTTCCGCTTAATACCATTTTACCCCAGTCGCCCTCTAGCATACGAACTATTTTAGAAAATTGCTCTTGCCGTTTTATTAGTCCGGCTTCTTCGACTACTACTATATCCCCACCCTCGCCGACTACTCTTTCGCCTTCTCTAGTTATATTTCTAGAGTCTACGCTAGTAATATAAATCCAGCCCCCGTCATACCACCGCAAGGCTTGCTTACTCATCTGCACTTTTAGTTTTTCTATATCGGAAATATCGGCGTTAATTAGACCTTTATATAACTTAGGGTGGTTAGAGATATGCTCTAAAACATACTCCATAATCTTCTGGGCTTTTTCTTCACTACCGGCGACAATAGGTATTTTTAGATTGCGGAAAACTGCTAGATAAAGACAGGCTATCGCTATATCGTCCGTTTTACCGTAGCGCGTAGGAGCAGAAATCCAAACCCACTTATATTTAGGATTAGTAACCGCTTCGAAAATATCGCACTGCCCGTCGGTTAAATCAAACGGCTTACCCTGTTTCGTTCGGAACAGGCTCGCTACCAGCGTCTTTATTATCCGGTTCTTCTTCGTCATAGGCTTTCTGTAATATACCGGCTATTTCTTCGGTACTCTTAGTATCGTCGAAAGTAACCGTAGCTTTCTGTAAGGGTTTGCCGTCCATATAAGCCCAGACTAATTCTATTGCCTTTAAGTCTCCACCTAGAGCCTTGTCGATAACTTTAGCCCCTAGAGCTTGCTTAATTCTAGGGTCGGAGTTCATCATCTCCCTAATAGTCTCGGTTATAGAATAGCCTTTAGGCGGCCTACCGCTTGGGTTGCCGCTCTCGCCTGGTTTGAAAGAAGTATCGTTAGCTTTATCTTCGTTTGACATATCCCTGTAATTTCCCTGTTCTTATTATATCAAATTGGAGCGTCAGGGTCGGTATCGCACCGCCTTCTCTAGCTTGGAAAGCCAGCGTCTTACTTTTAGACGACTGACGCTAGTTAATCTCTTTAAGATAAGGTTTTCTAAATTTCTCTACTAACTCTTTTAAGCTAGGTTCTAACGGCATTAGGTATTTATACTTACGCTTTATTATTACTTTCTCTACTTCGCTATCTATATTTTTCCTAATCCAGTCTAGGCTATGAGTATTATACCTCTTACCGATTGTTCTAGTTTGATATACAACCCCTCTTAATTTAATTAAGTTAGCTTGTCCGGCTCTACCCATAAAAACCCAATTACCCGCTTGGTATATCTTACCTAAGTGTCCGTAATTAGGGTCGGAGAAAGAAACTACTAACTTAATTCCTTTGTTAGCTTTTTTTAATAAATTAAGCGCTATCGAAACTATTTTAGTAACTGCCGCTTCGTGCGTTCTCAAAGCTATTCTAGTCAACTCGCAGATTTCGGTTTGCTTTAACCCGAACGGCCTACCTATATTTCTACTAGCTCCTCGGCTAAATATAACTACCCCAATAAATTTATTATTTTCCCAGACTCCTATTCTTACCGACTTACCGTAAGGCATCGATTTAGAATAATGCCAATTTTCTACCGCGTATTTAGCCGCTTGGAACGTGCAGAAATCAAGGTGTAAATTTCGCTCCGCATTCGGGACATTCAACTTCTTTTGCATCGAATTTGTCTAATAAAGCCTCGTTACCGGTAGGCGAGAAATTATCTAGTAATTCTTGTAAGTTTACCGCTTTACTTAAATCAACTTTATAATCTTCTAGGTTTATTTTAACGCCGTTAATTAACTCGGCTAAGTCTGTATCGATATAATATCCGGCGCGGTCGTTATCGCTAATAGCTATTTCTATTTTTTCTTCTTCGGTTTTTACGTTTACTATACTAACCCAAACATCCTCAATCCCTAAATCCTGTAAAATTCTTAGACGCATATTTCCGCCTAAGACTTCGCCGTCCGGAGTTATAACTAAAGGTTTATAAAGATACTCGCCGGTTATTTCTTTAATCCTTGTAAATTGTCTTTTTAGCCGCTCGAAGTCGTCTTTAGTTATCGCTCTAGGGTTCTTGTCCCAATTCCTTAATTTAGATATATGCCAGATAGTTTTTTCCATCAGCTTATTTTAGAGTTTCCTTTATCCGGTAGCTTATCGGTAACCATTATATTTCCGTATTCTATCTCGCCTTTTATTAAGTCTACTTTTTCGACTTTATTCTTTAACATACCGACCCTCTGGCGTTCGACCATTAGGATAACGTCCCAGTCTATATTTATTCGGTTTACCGCCCGTTCGTGGAACTCTTTGTCGTGCTGTAGGTCTAGCATCGTTTGTAGGTTTCTCTTTTCGATTGAAAATTTCATTTTATATGGTAAGGCTGTAATTGCCAGCCGTTTTTATCTTTTTTCCAGACTACGCTTACTATTTTACCATCTACCAGTAAATCTTGCTTCGGGGTTATATGTATAGTTTTAATTGTCCAATTAACGTAGGCTTTATAACCTTCTTTTAGAACGTCCATAACGTAGCAAACGTCTGGGCCGAAGCACTCCGCGAAGAACCGATATTTTATATTCTGATATAAATAGGCTAGGGTTAGATAACAATAGAAACCGCCGCCTGTAATAGGTTCTAGACTCTCATATTTAGGCGGCTCTAAAGTCTTTTGTATAGTCGGGTTTCTTAAATCGTCTACTTTCCAAACTCCGGCCATTTTAATTCCGTGCCTACCAACCTGTACCCCTTCTATATAGCCGACATTGTAATCTAGTTGGAAGTCGTCGTACATCTTACGAAAGGCGTTCGGAGGAACTAAAGTATCATCCTCGATACCGAAAACGTAGCTACCCTTAATATCTTTTTTACTTCGTTCTTTCATTTCGATTATCCGGTTGCGTTGTATCGAAATCCTAGTATTAGTCGGGGCAGGATTTCCGCTAATTAAGATTTTAGAGCCGTTAAATTTATCTTTCCGTTCTTCTAAGAAGGCGGTCGTCCTATTGATTATATTCTGATTATCAGTATCTATATAAAAATAAACTTCCGTGCCGAGCCAAGGCATTTCTAAGTTATCTAAACTAGGTAAAAACCTATCTAGCGCCCACTCTCTAGTTAGCGGTACGAAAACGGTTACAAGCGGCTTTTCCGACGGTTTTATTACTTTAAGCATTGTTCGAAAGTATCTAGGTAAACTTGCCTCATTTTATTCCAAGAAAGTCTTTCGGCTATTTCGTTAGATTTTTCGCTTAATCTTTCGACTAACTTATCGTCGCTCGCTAATTGGTCTATCTTATCCGCTAATACTTGAGGTTTAGTCTGGTGGCTTGGCATATGCATCCTAGTAAAAAGCATTTTTCTACTATCAGTATTTATTAAGGACTCGGCCTCTAGTATCTCGTTCTGGGGCGGTAAGTTAGTCATTATCGGTACTAGGCCGCGAGATAAGCTCTCTTGTAGCTGTAAGGATAAGCCGCCGTATTTTCTAGGTAGAAGTAGACAATCATACTCTCCGACGTAATTTTCCCAATAGTTCTCTACTTCTCGGTCGTCTATTCTAGTATTAAAAGGGCTAGGGTTTTCTATATAAAACTGCGACTTAATAATAAACTCGACGTTTTTACTTTTAACTAGAGGTATAGCTTCCAGAACTATATCCGTTCCGTTCCGATTATCCTCAGTCTTATGGCCGGCGATATGTAAAAATCTTCTAGCTTTAGTCTTTTTGGTAAAAGTTAGAACTTCTCTATTTATAGGTACGGGTAATTCGATAATCTTTACTTTATCGCTAAAGTTATTTCTAACATCGTCTAAATTCCAATTAGTCGGCGCGGCTAGTACGTCTGGGAAAGCCCAGTCCGGCCTAACGAAATAATCTAGAAATTCGTAATTAAATTGGTTAATAGAGATGACACCTTTTTCTTTGGCTAGGGAAAATAATCTGTAAGAATAAGGAGACTCGATAGTAAATACTAAATCTATATCGGTTAGAAGCCAATTAAAATCTACTTCGTTAGGGAAGCCGTGTACAAACTTTACATTATCGCCGGTATACCATCGAGGATAGGTTTTAGCAATCTTACCTTTAGACTGATTAACCGCCGTTATATCTACAACTAAAGTTTTATCAGGTTTAATATGGTCGTAAAACTCTTTTGTTTGTACCCCAAGTCCCGTACTATCGCAACGGGCTACTAGACCAATTCTCATAAGTTTTTATACATCGGCTCACCGGCTCTCCCGTCTAAGTGGTAGCTTCTTTTCATATCTCCGCTCGGAGCGTAAACCATTATTTTCCAATCATTCCAGCCGGCCTTGCCCCTGTCCTTATAATCGCTAATTACTCTACCGTGAACCTTATCCTCTATAAAAGACTTCTCCTCCGGATTAAAATACTTATCTAGCGTTTTTATATAAAATTCGGTAGAGGCGAGGTGCGGTCGTTGCGACCACTGCGCCGTTCTAATTATGGGAACGTCGTTAATAGTTATCGGTTGCTCGTCTAGCATCAAATGCTTATGGTCGGGTAGTATAAGAGCCTCGTGGTGAAATCTAATTAAATTAGCGTCGCCCTCTAGAATAGTTTTCTGTAATGCCTCCCAAGGTATATATTCGCAGAGCGGCGTGTCGTGTTCTACAAAAAGAATAAGCGGAGTTTTAACATCTCTTAATACTTTTCTAGTCATACCGGACTGGTGGTTAAACTCGTCGAACATTACCGGAGTAACTTTTTTCCACTCGAAATTAGTTTTCCAAAGTATTCGTCTAATATACTCCTGATAATCATTATTACTCTCCTTTTGCTCCTCACGCACGCCGTCAATCATTAAAATTATTTCCGAACCTGGCAGTTTATCTCTTACGCTTAAAATAGTTTCTTCTATAATCGAAGTATCGGGGTTAGACTTTATAGGCGAAGTTGGTATTAAAACTGTAATAAGGCCGTAATCCATTTTAGTTTTCGATAGATAACTAATATCTTCTTTTATATTATATTCTAGTTTCTTTTTATATTGTTGCCACCAAGAGAAAACTCGATTATTAACGTTAGGATACCTGTCGTAATAGTTTACAAATACCCCTTTTAGCTTTTTCCAGTCCGTTAGAATAGGGAAAGGTAAATCAGAAGAAGCAGAGTTAGTAAAAAGGTAACGCCAATAATTAGTAGCTTTCGCATTTTTAGGTATTTTATCATCTACGATAGGAACGCATCCAGCCTCTAAGGCTTCGTAGAAACGAAAGGTATCAGGAGTTTCCGGCCCAGAGGGGCAAATAGCTATCTTCGTTCTAGATAATAACTCGTAATAGTCTTTTCTACTTAAACCCTCGGTAAACCTTTCAGTTTCGTTTAAGAACCCTTTATACTGCTCGTCCTCTAATAAAGCGTGCATAAACTTAGCGGCTAGTTTTCTTCGTTTATGAGTTATCTGTCCAGAAAAAGCCCAATCGTAGTCTTTCACTCCGTCGTTTTTGCCTATAAGTTCTCTAGCGTCCGGAGGCCAGCCATCGCCTAAATACCTGTCTGCTATTTTAGGTTTATGAAAGTCTGGGGTCATTTGATAAACTAATAAACGTTTGTGTTTTAGCTTATCTATCGGAAATACGTTTTCTTCGTCTCCGGCTAAAATAATTAAAACCCAATCTAGGTTTTTTATATCCTCGTTTATTTCGTCTACCTTATCAGAGTGGGAACGGGCAGGGATAATAACTATCGCTCCGCCGCTTTCGACCATTTTATCTTCGTGCCAGAACTCCTCGCCGGAGAATATATACTCTAAAAGACCCTCGTCCCAGTAACCCCGATTAGGAGTATCTTCTTTATAGCTTTTCCAAACTACCGGTATTCTCATAATCTAAATAATATATTAGCCTGATTAAAGTTCATATCGCCATTAAAAGGAGCGCCGTCTATAAAAGCCTTATAGCCGACCTTAGTTAATTTATTATAGATTTCGGGATAACTATTATTAAAGACGGGGCTAAATTCTATAAATAAGTTATTAACTCTTTTAGCTAAAATTAAATCCCAAAGTTTCTCGATTGCGTAAACTTCGTTACCTTCTATATCAATTTTTACTAACTCTATATTACCGATTGCTAAACCGTAGTAGGGAGATTTAGCGTTAATCCATTCGTTTTTTACAGTAACCTTAGATGCTATAAGGTTCTCGGCTAAATTCTTATTTAATAAACTTAAGTTGTTTTTATCGCCGTCTATAGCTAAAACGCGGTAGCCTAGTTTAGCCGCTATTATCGTATACCAACCTATATGACAGCCTAAATCCCAGAAATAATTATTTTTATCCCCGTCCTCTAGAACTTTCTTTATTATTTCTGTTTCCGGTTTCTCCCAAGCTCCGGTATTTATTAGGGTTCTGGAAACGTCGTCTTTACCGGAACAATAACCGGCGACGTTTTTATATCTTTCGTAGTTGTAGACCCACATAAAGCCTATCGAGGTTTCTATCTTAAAACTATCGTGGTCAGAGTGTCCGGCTTGGCATTGGTTCATAGGCGGTTTTATCAGTTTCTTTTAATAACCTTTTATTTATCTTTTTGGCGGTAATCCAAGTCCACTCCGGATAAATCAAACCGTACTGTTCTTTATCTATAGTTAGGCCGCTTTTATCTAGTAGCCAAGATATATAAGGGTACGGATAGTGGTGGCTAAACGGTTCGTGTTCGTCGCCTTCTATAAACTGGAAAAGGAAAACCCCGTTTTCTGCGAGAACGCGCCCTACTTCCTTAAAATAACTCTCGACCCCTTCCTTATCGATATGCTGGAAAACCGTTACCGAATAGATAAAGTCGAAATAGTTATCCTCCAACGGCAGAGTTCGGCCATCGTTGTCTATCAATTCTAAATTGGGGGGTTTAGAACCGTCTGCGTTTAATAACCTAGCTGTCTCGCCGGCTATTCTTATTAGACGCTCCGATATATCTACCCCGCACCAGTAGGTATCGCGTCTATATCTAGATAGGGGAATTAACAACCTACCTATACCGCAACCTATCTCTAAGTTTTTTGTAGCGTGAATTGGCGACTCTTTAGCAATTATACTTAATTCTACTTCTAGAGATATTTCGGGGTCGTGCATTTCTAAAGCTATATTTTTAGACTTAGCTTTATCGTCCCAGTATTTCTTTTCGATATCAACTCTTTTCATAGAATAGGTGTACCTCGTGCTGGTAATCTAACAAGGTTTCTTTATACCCAAACGCTTTAATCCAGTTCCTTAAATCAGTTAGGTATTCTTTATATTGGTGAAACATAAATTCGGGGTGGCCGCTTAACCATATTTTTGGTCTATGCTTTTTTATAGTATCACCTGCCCCTTCCAAAACTCGCCACTCGCTACCCTCAACGTCCAGTATTATTGCTGTAGGATAAGGTATAGTTTCCGCTATCTTATCTATCTTAAACTGCGGCAATCCGTCAGCTTCTTGATATAACTCACTAAACCCGTGGGCTTTCTCAATCTTTCCTCTAGCATAAATAGGCCACCCGTCTTTATCAGTTACCCAACCCAAACCCTTAAATATATTTTTATCTGGTTTCTTTGGCATTGGCCTATGTAGATTGCTAGCGAAACCAGCAAAACAACCTAAAGGTTTCTTTAATTTATTAGCTTCCCAAACCGCTTTAATAACCGGCCAAGCCTTGTAGTTTGGTTCGAATAAAACCACGTGCGCCCCCCACATTTGGCACAACGCCGGCATTTCGCCTAGCTCCGCACCGACATAATAAACTATATCTAGCTTACCGATATTCTCGTGCATAGACTCAAGGCGTTTCTTTTCCCAACCCTGCTTGGTGTACCATTCCGGTCTTGCCGCCCTATGTTCGGGAAGTTTTATCTTAAACTTACCGTTTATTAACGTGTCAACCATTTTTACCATATTCTACTTTTCACCTTTAGGTATCATAAATCTTTCTATAAAGTCAGAGGACATCCCTATGTGATAACTATTGGCTACAACTTGAGTAACTATATTAAATACCAGTTGACGAGTAATTAAACCTTTTTCGTAAAGTAATAAAAGACCTTTAACTAAATCCTCAAACCCTAATTCTTTCATTTATTTATAACCTCCAATATTTTAGCCCACCTTTGTAAATAAGTGTGGTCTCTTTTAGTGCGCTCGTGGCCGGCTATTCTTATTCTTTCGCGCTCCTCGTCGTGGGTTAGAAAATAATCTATAGACTGCTTTAAGTCATCGAAGTTACCGAAAGTATAAGTAATTAGTTCTTTTTCTAAATCGAAGTAGTCCTCGATACCTTTTATATAAGGAAAGATAATAAATCCGCCCCTGCCGGTCGTCTCGAATAGTCTATCGGAGAAGTAATAAGGATAATTAAAATTAGGTGAAAGAGTATCGCCGATAACTATTTTCGTAGAGGCGTAAAGAATGTTCAACTCCCTGCCACGAATAACACCCTTACCATCCCCGCCCCAATGCTCGAACTTATCTTTATAAGTTTCTTTTAGCCAGTCTATCAGTTTTGGCCGCCAAGCCCACTCCTCGTGATAACCCCGACTACCTACAAATACAACATCTTTAATAGGGCTAAAGCCTTCGTATATATAACACTCTTTATCGTAAACTCCGGCCGGCATAAAATATCCTTTTACTTTGGTGTTTTTATTTAGCCAGTCTGCCATTTGAGGGTCGACCGTAAAGAAATAGTCCAAATCAAAAAGCTCGCTATCTTTGTATTCGTCCCACCTTTTAATACCCATATATAGGTCTAAGTGGTAAGTCAGAGTAGGTATTTTTCGCCTCTTTAGTTCCCTGATAGCTTCTCTAAGCATATCCGTATGCCACCCGTGGGTATGTACCCAAATAAAAAGGTCGGAACGCTTAGCGCTATCAACTACCTGCTCCGCACTAGCGCGCTGTTCCGGTAATTTAATTACTTCGTGTCCTAGAGACTCTAAAGATAAAGCGTGGTGGTTCTCGCTACTAAAAGGCACATCAAAGTTTCCTAAGAAAGTAATTTTCATTTAATCTTCTTAATTTTAATACTGCTTTTTTTATCTTTCTGTTCGGCTTTTTGTGCAGTTCTAAAAGCCGCTACTTTTTTCCAGTAGTTTTCTATCCTCGGCTGTATTTTATCTTTGGTATGGTTACGCATCCGGTGTTTTGACTTCCTAGCGCAACTACAAACCAAAAACTCGACATTAGGTTTCATTTTCTATCTTCTCTAGTTAGTATTTTAGCTTCCGATTGTTGACCTAGAACGCTAAAAGTATCGCAAAATACTTCTAATAGCTTCTCGAACTTATCAATCGTATAATCGTTAGTAGTAACTGTATCTAACTCTATTAGCCATCTAACTATCCGGTGTTTATTTTTCGCCATATTTTATCACCTCAATCCCATATTAACTCGCTCCAAGTTTCAATCTCTTTTAGTGGTATCGGTATTAAGCTAGTTTTTTTATTATTACCGGAAATTTGATACTCGCCTTTTTTATACATATTAGCAAGCTGTTTAAGAAATCTAATCTCGATAACAAAAAACTTATCCCAGGCGTTAATTACCCAATAATCCGCAGTCGTAGTGGTAATTCCGCTTTCCTTATTATTATCTGATACTTCCAATGCAAAATGCGTCCTGCCGAAATTACCGTATTTTACTTCAAACGAGAGTCCTACTTTCGGCGCAGTTATATCCTTACCCTTATACCCCTCTAGTCTATACGCTGTCGGGTCGAGGTATTTTTTTATCCTGTCTAGGACTGCAACTTCTGTCGGTAATCCTACTTGGTTATAATCGGTTTGGAAATCCGACTTTCTACCTTCGAGGATTTTCATTTTAGTAATCTCTTGGTCTTATAAACTATCGTCCAGAATATACGAGCTATAAATCTTTTAGTTTTCATTTTTTCCTAAAACCTCTTTTAAGACTAAAATCGCCGACTCTCTATATATTTCGATTATCGCCTGCTTAAAGTTATCAGGTAGACTCGATAAGTTAATACCGTGCTTAATTAAAACTTCTGATACTATTAGTGCGCTTTTGTCTGAGAACTTATCTAGATATTCTTTTGTTTCGGTTTCGTTCATAATCCCACCTCCTTTAAGTAGCACATACAGGTTTCTAGAGGGTCGACTTCTATTTTCCACTTACCGCATTCTGCGTGCCGGTAGAACTGCGGATAATCCTTTTTAACCTTAAACCCGACGTTCTGCTCGTGTTCTTTTACTTCTATCATAAGGTCGCTCTGGCTTAAACTTTTAGCTTTAGAAATCCAATTTTCCTTATTAGTCGGGCTAATCTTATCCTTTATTATCATTAGACGCTCGTAGGATATATCGACTAGGTCTTTAGGGTCGAAGCCTAGTTTAAGACAGTAAAGCTCGTATAAGTGTATAAATTTATAGTGAGTGGTCGGACTTAGTCCTAACTCCGGCGCGGCTAGAAAGCTATTAAAACTCTCGTGTCCTAGCTTCTCCCAATATCCCTTTTCTCTATTCTCCCAAAGTAACTGCCCTAAAAATAACCACCTCTGCGATATATCTTTAACTAGGATTATTATTTTTTCAAAGTTCTTATGCGCTTGTTGGACAGTTAAATCACTCATTAGTCTAACTCCAACTTCGTCTTTTCTATTATTTCGTGCATCCGCTTTTTATAATAGTTCTCGAAGTCTATTATCTGATAAGCCTTGCGTTCCCAAATCCTGTAAATAACGGCTCTTAAGGTTTGGCTAGGAGTCTTTTCCTTGTTCACTTTATCTCCTTCCAAGTATTGCTATCAGGGTCGAAGTATTTTCCTTCTGCTGTGTCAATAAGATGACCCCTAAAATCTCTGACATTTATCAAGTCTTTACTGGTAACTTCGTCTCTGCCTTCCCACTCGTCATAAAGAAATATAATAAATCTTTTCATTTTGGCTCAAAGTATTTTTGGCAGTATTTATATTCGGCTATAGCGGCCGGAGTTCTTTCGGCCATCGCCTCGTTATCACCCGCCCACCTAACCGAATACTCGTTATCCTTAGTATACTTACCGGATTTCTTAGTAACGATAATATCCTTTTCCTTAAACTCCGCTTCGCTTTTAATAAGCTCCGAGAGCGGGTGTCCTAGTCTCGGCCCAGACTCTAGCACTCTAAACTCCTTAGCCTTATGGCTATAGATAACAAACCCCCAACAGCGCTTGGGTGTCGGGATATTACCGTTTTTATCCGGTCTGGTAAACATTGGCTCGACCGGTGCGTCTGGGTTAAAGATTATTTGCGATATATACCTTCCGGCGGCCTTAGTCCCCCACTTCTTATACTCGTAGATACCGTCTAATACTCTAATTCTATTCTCGCCCTCGTCCCAACTCATAAATAGGCTAGGCTTAATATACTCGCTAGGATTAACTTTTTTCATTTTCGACCTCCTCTAGTAGCTTTAGAGTCTCCGGAAATACCGCTATCTCTTTCGGCTCGTCTATCTTGCCTCCGTGTAGAGTAAGATAAGTTTTATAGATATTAGTAAAGTCCTCTATAGAGTAATCGGTTACTTCTTTAAGCTCCCAATTCTTGCCGGTAAAAGGTAACTCTTTAGTTTCTTTTCCGTTCCCTTTATGTAGGCTACCTACTCTAAGAACCCCTACCTTATCTATCTTAGTCCCGATGCTTTCCTCGTAGGCTTGTTTGTAGGCCAGAACTTGTAGCTGGTGTGAGAAGTGAATTGCGTTACTGGTTTTCCAGTCTATTAACCAAGTCTCCTTACCTATTTTTCCTACGAAATCTAGAGTACCCGCGTATTTATACTTCTTGGAGGCTACGATTTGCTCTGATTGATAGTCTTTAGGCTTCCACTTACCGAACCAGTCTATAAAAGCTAGTAAAGCTACCTTTTCTTTAATAGTAGGGTAGTCTGTAAGAAGATTTAACTCTAGCCCGTTTAATAGCTTTTCTAAAGCGTCGTGGATTTTAGAACCGAAGTCTCCGGCGGTTTCGAATATCCGATTAGCTTCTTCTTCGGTATTAGTTTGCCAGAACTTCTTTAGTCCGTAGGGAGTAGGCGCGGCTTCGGCTAAGATTGAGGTGGTCGCCGGTACATATTCGCCGTCTAACCAGTAGAAGTGGTCGGTGTCGGTTTCTAGTCTAACTAGCTCACCGACTTTTAGTTGAAAGACTTTACCGTTAGCTTTGATGAAATCTAGCTTTTCTTTTTCCATAAAGCCTCCGGTTTCAAGTTAGACCAATACTTATAAGGAACGGTTCGAGGTTGGTTCGCTAGAATTTCCTTATTTCTAGCTTTTTGCCGTTTAGTTAACATAAAATCCTTTCTCTTTTGCATCGCTTCTAATATCGGTAGTCTCGAACTGGTACACCGGCTTTACGGTAGACGACGGGCGGGATTTCTAGGTCTGGGGTTTCGCCTTCCGACCTTCGGTTTACACCTCTTGCTGTCCAGTTACTTGCCAGCTTTCAAACCGCCACGGACTCCTCTGGTTCGAGACTCCGAAACAGCCCCCCGTAAAAGCGGTTAGCTTAAACCGGACGCAGTTTCGGAAATATATTGTTAAGGTGGTTATCTCTCTCCTAACTCCCTAGTGGTAGGCGAAGCGACTATTGCTAATCAACTCCGGCCAAATATCTCTAATCTTTCTAACCGCTACTTGCTCGGCCGCTCCGTAGTTGCGTTTCTCGTAAAGTCTGTTAATGACCTCTCTATCCTCCGGAGACGCAACGTCTAGAAATAAGCCTTCTAACATTGACCCCTTTCTCATTTTTCCTTTCACCTCACTTTCTACCAAGAATTGTACCAAGTCCTAAACCCTTTGTAAACCCCCCAATTTAGGTTCAATCCTGTTCTTTTGCTTCCGGTAACGCTTATAAATAGCGTACGCGCTAACTCTAAATTGGGGCATTTTTGAAATCTCCCTAAAACTATAACCCTCGGCGTCGTGTAAAATTACAATAAGATTTCGTTGCCTTTCGTACCTTCTACTCTTTGCTTCTATCATCAACTGTATTATATACCCCTTGTCTACCCTAAGCGAGTTTTTCGAAATTTTTTCGTTTTTGTTTTCTTTTTAAGAATAAAAAAAGGTTAATACTGTTCTTACAGGTTTTCTTTATTTCCTACCGCTTAGAAGGTCTTGAAAGGGGTTGAGTGTTAGAGAAGGGGAAAACTTGACAAACGCCGGTTTTTTCAATTATACTAATAGTATATCTACCTTTTTTAATGAGCTAAAAAGGGATTAGAAAGTTTATTTTTGTTGCAACAATTTTTTCCTACCGCTTGAAACCATCTTAACGGGTGGTTTCCTTTTTGTCTAGTCAGATTATTTAGTATCTCAATAACGAAAAATATACTATATATAGTATTAAAAGAAGGGGTGAAGGCTAGCATTAAGCTAGACGAAACCCGCCCCGAAGTTTCGTTGTTACCTTCACCCAGTAGTTGTCTGGCGGGTGAGAAGCCGGCTAAGACGGCGGGGGTGCGGTCTTATAACCTGCCGACTCTCACCCATAAGAAAGCTACCCCACCGACTCTATTCGGGCGATAGCAGTTTCCAAGCCAATTTCTCCTCCTCTATATTCGGAGACGGTAGCGATAACAAAATCTGCGTAAGCTCGCGCCTCCGGATAGGACTCGACCAAATCCCGATAGCAAGCGTAGAGGCCGTTAGCCAGAACACGCTCGCCGACCAGAGATTTGTCCACCAAAGGTGTGTCAAGTACGAGTAGGTAGTGGACAGCCACGCAGCATACTCGTCGCAGCAACTCTTGGTAGTCAATGACTGCTCACTCCCTTCTATTTTTTAAGTAACTATTTATTAGGTCTCTTATTAAAATTAAGGTATCTATTCGGCGCTTCTCGTCGTTCCAGAAGAACCTTAGATTTTCGATATACTTATCTAAAAATACAGTAAAATCGTCATCCTCCATCGCCTAGCCCTTTTATTATATTCTTATAATCTATTTTTTTATGGTAATCGACCGCCCGCTTTTTAAGTAGAGTATATGCTTTTTTCCCGATTGTGTTAATAACGTAGTTTTCCCACTCGATAGGCCGGTTAGTAAAATAGATATGGCAGGACTGGCAAAGACATAGAGCGTTTTTTAGGTTGTGCCGGATTTGCTTATAACTCCGGCTAATAATATGGGCACATTGGAGATTGTTTTTACTTCTGCACCTATGACAAACTCCGGCGCTTCTTATCTTTAGAGAAAATAGTTCGTCAGCTTTTTTTAGCGGGGTTTTCATTGAGGATTTTTTTGACGTTGAAAAGCAAAGTTACCAAATCAACGTTACTACGCGGATTAAGATTGCAGAAATAAGTATTAGGAAAGCTAGCAGACTTACCAAACCTAAAACTGCCGTTATAAAAACTATTTTTCCAATCCACTTTAAGCCGTTGTCCCACACAATTAAATTTACTACTAATCGGGAAGTTTGCGCAATAGGTGGGGGTTAAATAAAGCCGGCTTGTTTAGAACAAGTAGGCCAAGCGTACCAAGCCCAAGCAACACCGCGTTGGGCTTTTCTAGCGTCCCAAATCTGCTTAGCAACTTTAATGTTAAAAACGGGGTCGGCTAATTGTTCTCGACTATATCCGTGATTATCGGCTACTTGAAAGAGTCCGTAATTGTGTTGATTATAGGCGGCATCGTAACCGTCTGCCCAATTATTATATCCGCTCTCGCACATAATAAGGTCGTGGAAGCGTGCATCTTCCCACCAAACGCTATAAATAAGTTTTAGTACCTGGGTATTATTTGTAGATAAAAACCTTACTTGGGGCTTCTGGTAGGCTACGGCTAGTCTAATTTCTTCGGCGCGTCTTGCTTTAACTATTTTAATTTCTTTAACCTGTTTCTCTAATTTCTTTAATTTTTGCTCTAGAAGTTTATCTTGGTCTTGAAGTTTTTTATTTGTTTCTCTTAACTCTTGGTTCTGCTTCTCCACTTCTCTACTCTCGGCTCTTATAGAAGCCGAATTTCTACCCTCGATAATTAAGGCTAGGGTAATAAGTAGAAGGAAAATTATCACGAACCGAAGCTGGTTCGCTAAAACAGGTTTAAGTTTTATCATATTGGCTCGTTTTACAGTTCGAGCCGAACTGATATACCTTAGACATCTAGAAAGATGCTTTTACTGTTAGTCTATATTATACTATAAAGAGCAAAAAAGTACGCCTTTCACCAAAAATATACGATACTAGCGTACTTTTATTTTGAACTTAAAAGGAGGTGATATTATGTTTGACGACGACCCAAAGATTAACGGCGAAACTAACGGCGAAGAAACTCCTGTAGCAGACGAAACCGGAGATAAACCCGAAGGTGAGGCCGAAGCAGAAACCGGAGAAGGTGAAGAAAAGGACGAATAGTGCTATAATAGTTTTAATCCTTTTCTCTTTTACTTAGTCGCCCCTTTTTGCATCGTTGGAGGGGCGACTTTGTATTTGATATACTTTGTTATTGTTTTACCGGTAGCGGTAAAAGTATATAAAACTATATCAAGAAAAGCAAAAGCCCGAACTAGACAGGGAAGGAGGTGACGAAGTTCAGGCTATTTGCTATATCTGACAGGCTTCGGGTATTTATATACCCTTTTTTACCACTTACTAATACTACTACTTTTTTATATTACTTGCGAACTCCCTAATCACGGTAATAATACCTGCGGTTCTAAGTCCCCATAAAGACCCTGCAACGATGCTATTATCGGCAGGTAGGTTATATATAAGCGCTCCGGCTACGGCCGCTACGACGATTGTAGCGACACCAGTAATCTTCTTAGGGAAGATTAGCTGCGCACCTTTAACGACAGCTACTAGAACCGGCGCAAGTTCGATTAAATCTACCATCTTTTATCACCACCTTACTTGACTCTTAACTTCCAACCTATTCTAATTAAGTTTGGGTTAGTCGCTAAGGAGGGGTATCTAGATTTATTCAAAACTACTAATCTTTGCCAAGTAGTTTTATAGCGTGAGGCAATTAAAGATAGAGTATCGCCGGACTTAATCGTATAGTAAACGATAGTCGGCGGTTTAGGTTTTGGCTTAGGTACTGGTTTAGGGGCAGGTTTAGGTATTAGAACCCTCGGTCTTAGTATACCTAAAATACCTCTATAAGAGTGTCCTTGTAAGTGAGAAGGGGAGTTAGGCGGCCAGTTCTGGTCGAAGCCGGTAAAACTAAATAGATTTCCTTTAACGAAGATATCTGTATGACCCCAACGCGGGTCGGCAGGAGAACCGCCCCAGATAATTATATCGCCGGCTTTAGGGACGTTAGTTAAAGTCTTTTTATATTTTAGGAAGTATTTAGAAGGGGCGTTAGCGAAAAGATTAACAGCGTTACCCCAGATTGGCGGATAACCTAGATTTTTAATCCAGTATTGGACTATATCTACACACTGGGCGCCATACCATTTATCAAAATCTGCATATTTTCCGTTCCACCTAGAGATAAACTTAGATAGGCTAACCATTTATTTTATTATATCACCCCTACGGTAATTTTAATTTGCCTTCTCGCATATCCTTTATAAACTTTATCGCCTCGTTCTGTACTAACTTACCGTTCTCGGTATTTTTAACTAAAAGTTCTAGGGTGTTTTTTAATTCTCCGGCGGGGCCAAATAGTTTAGTATATTCTTCGACCTTCTTAAAAAGCTCTTGGTTTACACCTTCTAGCTTACCTATTTTTTGCTGTAAATCGTTTACTTGAACTTGTAGGGTTTCGCGTGACGACCTCTCTGCGTTTAATTGTCCTGTTAGGGTGGCGATTAACTCCCGATTGGCGTTATGCAGTTTTTCTTCGGCCTTATCGATACCGGCAAAGAAATTCCTATAACCGTAAGCGATAGAGAAAATTACCGCTCCTATCCCTAGAAGTGTATTCGGATGAAAGATAATTTCAAAGATACCCATTATTAAGACTATATCAGATAAGCTCCACTATTATAATTGCCGGAAAAGTAGTATCGGCTTCCATCGATAAAGTACCAGTTCCAGTTGCCCTTAAAGCGGTTAGGTTATAAGTATGTGAACCGCTAGACGGGCTTTCTACTGTAAAACCGTCCATTTCAAAGTTTGTATTTGCATTAGGTAATGGTGTTCTTATTGCTTGTAAAGTAACCCCACCTTCCTCTATATTTAATCCGGCTCTATCTGCGGCAACGCTAGATTGTATTAAACAAATCCCGCTTATTTTTATTTTTCTACCTGCCGGTATAAGAACCGTAACCGATAATCCGGTTAAATCAACCTCGCTGGTAATAGAACCTTGGTCGTTTAGTTGTTGTCTATAGCCAATAACTCCAGGGGTCGGGGTGCGGTTATAAATTAAGTTACCGATTGTATCTACTACTGATAAAATCGTGCTAGATACCGTTGGGCCGGCGGGGTCAACTTGTCCTTGATTGATATTATTCTGGGCGGCTATAGTAGTTGCACCGGTAGTAACAATCGCTAATCTTATATGGTTAGTAGCTAGGGAAGGCGAGGCCGCGTTATTAGCTACTTCGTTATAATCAATTACTCCGTCGTCTCCTAAGTCAACGTAAGTATCCTTACTAGCGGTAAAATCTCTTGCGGCTACTGCGCTTGCGGTTATTCGTTTTCCGCCAATATAGGTAACTACGCTAGTCATCGAGGCGGTGCGGTCAACTGCCGGATTATCGGCCGTCCAAACTCCGCCGCTCGCTACGAAATTATAAAAAGACTCGCTCCTAAAGGTTTCTAATTTATTATTGGCAGTAGCTAAAGAACCGTCCGCCAAACCCTCGTGGGTGTCGTGGTGTTCGGTGGGGTCTATTGTTTCGCCTGTAGGATAGGTAGGTGTTTGAGGCATTTTAGTTGTGTCCTATTATTATCATCTTAGAACCAGCCGTTAGAGTTGCTCCGCCTCCTGTATTTACAATATGAACTGCGGTAATAAGCGTACTGGCTCCCGAAACCCACTTACCGGCTACGTCGTCTTTACCAGGAGCGTTGGCAGCACCGCCAGAACCTGAGTGTACGACCGTTCCAGTAACTACTTTTTCGTCACTATCAATTAAATTCTGAACTAAGTAGTTTAGTATTTCTCTAGTTCCGCTCGTAGACTCCGCCGGTATACCGGTAGTGCTACCAAGTGTAGTATCGGCCGCTCCGTTAACCGACTTTCTCCAAGAGTAATTAGCTCCACTATCGTTGTTAAATCTTAGAGTTAGTATCTTGGTAGCCGACTCGTTATCTAAGAATATAACTTGTAAAACTTTTCTACTTGGGTAACTTTCAATCGAGATATTAGACGGTGTACCTTCTTTTAATTCACACATAGCTAAAGTCCAGGGGCTTAGATTTCTTCTATCATAGACAACTGTAATTCCAGTACCATCGGTTGTTATATAGGCAATTCTAATATGGTTAGTTGCTAAAGCCGGTACGTTAGAAAAAGCAGTACCCTCGTTATAATCTATGGTTCCGTCAGTCCCTAAATCGACAGCCGTAAATTTAGAAGCGGTAAAGGCGTGGGCTGAAACGGCGGAAGCAGTTATCCTCTTACCGCTTATATAAGCAACGATACTCGTCATAGAGCCGTTTAGACTGGCTCCTAAACTATCGGCAGACCAGACGCCACCGGAAGCTACAAAATCGTTAAGCGTCTCGCTTCTAAAAAGCTCTAGTTTATTATTATTTACATCCTCCGAACCGTCGGACAAGCCGTCGTGAGTCGCCTTGTGTTCGGTCGGGTCTATTATTTGGTCTATCGAGTAAGTTGGGCCTCCACTCATAATAACTCCTAACTAGGCGAGTCTGGATTGTTAATAGTTTCCAGCTTGCCTACAGACTCATCTTGGCTTGCTAACTGCTTATAAAAATTGACCGGTAGTTCTTTCGCCTCTATTACCAGTTTAGCAGGTTCGTAATTTATTCGTCCAATCTGTAAGATTATCGTTCCGAAATCCCTAAAAGACATACCCCATCTATCTACATCCCAACGAGCTTTACCCCAACGGCTAGAGCCGTTCTGCCCGATATTGGCTAAAGATATAACCTCGCCGACGTGTAAGTTTTCTATATCGATACCGGCCGGATTATCGCTTATATTGCTATCGATTAACTCTATGTTAGACCGCATTCTCGGAGAGTTGTTTTCAGTTAAGACTTTAGAAACTATTTTATCGGCGGTATCTTCGATAGTTACGCGGTTATCAGTTATAGCTACCGACTTAACCCCGAACCTATCTATTAAATCCTCGTCCTCATATTTCTTATAAAAGTTGACTCCGGCCGCTATTTCGCCGCCGGTAAAGTAAACGGTATTAACTATATTTTGGCTAATAGCGGTAAGGTTATTTATTGCGACGTTTTTTCCGTAAACTAAGCGATGCTCGTAATCTTCGCTAACCTCCCTTAAATAAATAATGTTATTAGCTTGGTCTATATAAAAGTAAAAGTTAGGCGGGCAAAGCTCAACTATCTTATTTATACACTCTAGAATAGTCATTACTTTGAAAGTGTAACTAGCAGAAGTTAGAGTTGGTTCTAAGGAAGCTCCGCCGTAAGATATTTTCCCGCCTCTTTCTATATATAAATCTAGTATATCCCGTAGCATCTCCGAAGGGTCAATATCACTATAACTTATAGTGGTAGTAAGGTTGGCAGGTTCTATTTTGTAATGTAAATCACCAGCTTGGGGGTAGTATCCTATACCGTTATCATTCCAAAGCCAAGAGACCTCGTCGCTAATCCCTGCTAAATCGTAGTAAAGATTAGGAGTACCGGCGCTACCAGGGGATATAACAAAATGGTAATAGTTACCTTGTATTAGTTTTACCCCGAACGGAAATTGAAAAGTTGCCTCCCAAGTATCAGGAGCGATATCAATTAAGTCCGACCCGAAAGTAATAACTCCGCCGGTAGGTATTACACTATTCGAAGAAGGTAGCCCGCCGTCGTCCTCAACTAAGTCAAAATTTTCCATTGCCTGATAAGCGTCTAAATAAAGATGGAATTTTTTAATAGAGTCAAAGTTAGCCCGAAACCTAAAAGAAATGTAATCTTGTCCTGCGTTTATAGCGAAAGAGTCGGGCGACCCACCAGAAGACTCGTCTATTATATCGGCAGTAGCAGTTTCGTAGACCTCTGCCAGATAATCGTTTAAGTCTGCCCCGAAACCTAATAAAGTAACTTCTGTATATTTTTCCTTTTCTGAAAAGTAAGGATGATACTCGCTAATAAAACCCTGAAATAAGTTTTGCCCTTCCGGAGTTTCTTTATCCTGAACTGTAATTATTACTTTATTATTAAATTCTATATCGGTTCCTAAAGTATCGGGGTCTCTAGCTAGCAATAACTTAATTTCACTACCAGCCGAATTTAACTCTTGTGTAAAGGAAGGTTCGCTAGCAACGTCGTCCCAAGTAGTTAGGAAATTATCAGCGTTATCGTAAACTTTATAACTGTAAGTTTTTTGGTCTGGGCTACTCATAGATAATCTCCAAGGTTATATCTGCTGGGTCAAACTGGTAACTTTTCGACTCCTCTTGTGCCGGAGTAATAACCGATAAACCTTTTCTTTCTCTAATATAAAAATCAGGCTGGTTATTATAAAGAGTATCAGCTGAGACTAACCAAAATCTTGCGGGATTTCCATTATCAAATTGCGTTTGTATATACTCAATCATCGCTTTATTAGCTAAGAAACTCTGATCTCTAGCCGGCGGAAAGAATATAAACTGCGAGTTTCTAGACCCTAGTATCGGGTAAGTTACAGGGTCGTTTAGAGTATCTAGGTCTATAAAATCGCCAACAGCCAATGTACCAGAACCCCAATCGTACTGGACGAGTAGTATATCGGTATAGCTAGTAGTTCCGGAATTAAAGGCAGTATTTATACTTAACTTAACGTCTTTTATAACTGCTCCAGCAGGTATAGAAGCTAGGCTAAAGGAAAGTCCGGTAACGTCTACGTAGTAATCAAAACTAGGGTCTGCGACAATTTGGTGACCTACGTTATAAAGACCGTTTGCGTAAGGGTCAAGTTCTATAGTTGCTATAGCTGTCCCTTTTCTAGCTTCGTCTAACCCATTAGGTACTCCGATAACCGAAGAACGAACGTAACCAGAGTTAGACTGGTCAACCGCTATTGTTACGCTTTTTCTGTAAGCCATATTAGATATACCTCTTAGTATAAGAAAAGCCGAAAGTAACGCTACGGCCAGTAAAATTATCTTCATAGACTAGCTTTCTGGAAGTCCCTGGCTCGAAACTTAAAAACTTGCCGGTATAATCTACTTCAGTTCCGTTTACTGTTAAGGTCTTAGTAAAGCAATTAACTACTAGAACGTCGGTATTAACCCAATCTCTAGTGATACTTATTTCTTCGCCGGTATCGGGATTAGTCAAAGTAACTATCTTACCAGTCGCCCCACTTAGCGAAGCAAAGGTGAGAGTGATAGTAGGCAAGGCTTTATAGTTACCTAAAATGTTAAAGGTCTTTTCGCCGTAGAAGGCAGTTATAGCCGCACCCATCGCTATAGCGGTCGATTGCTCTCTATAACCGAACGGGTCGGAACAGATAAAATTGATAGAAAATGGTATAAAGCCACCTTGAGCCTCACTAAAGGTGATATTTTGCATTGTAGCGGTATAGACCCTCTCAAAGCCCCCTTGGTCTATTTTCAGAGGCTTTTCTTTAGGAGTAAGGTATTGCATTAGATTGTCTCTTGCTAACTCGGCTGCGGGGCGATTAGGAGCGATTATGGTTCCATCGATGATAATTTCACGCTGATTAAAGTCCGCCGAGACCATTTTACCGCCGTCGTCGTTAGCCAAGCTCTTAGAATTGACCGCTCTAGTTGGGATAGAGTGGGATAATCTTTTAGTGAACTGAACGTACTCGACGTTGTCGAGGCGAACATAATTAAAATAGACTGGAAACAAATTATTATTTGCCATTGTTTATAGTCAAACCCATTTGGGCAAGCTCCGTATTTCTACTTAATCTTTGTAAAAAGTTATCTGCTTGGACTTCCGAACCGATATTTATTGGCCCAGATATATTAGTCGTTACCGAGCGGTTATTTACTGTATCGCCGACGTTAGAAATAGCCGCCGGAGATAATCTACCCTCGAACCCTTTAGTTAGGTCTCCTATATCCTTGAACATAGTTCCGTAGAGGTCTGATATCCTAAGAGTACCTTTTTCTACCATTTGAACTAGACTAGGAGAGTGCTTACTAAAAGGATTTAACTTACTTAGACTATTACTAACGCTACTCATCTGGCTCTTAATCCAATTAAAGGCATCTCTAAACGGCCCAACTATAGCGTTATATATAGAACCAGCTAAATTCTTGATATTAGTATAGAGCGACTTATACCAGTTAATAGTAAATTTTATATATTTAATAACTAAGGTCAAGAATTGAGCTACAAATTTTAGGTGTCTCACAAAGACAACTAAAGCCCCGATAACTAAAGCTCCGGCGACTACTGCTAGAACTTTTAGAACGGGGATAAGTATTGGCTTTATTAAGACCCATAAATCTCTTAGAGCCGGCCAAAGTTGGGTTTTAATAGTTTTCCATAAATCTTTAACCGCCGGTAAGACGTAAGTCCTAAAGGCAGAAGCGAAAAGTAAAAAGCCGGTTTTAACCGTATTTATAAAAGGCATAAAGGCGTTTATTGTATTCTGTAGGCCGCCGAAGTGTTGGATTAACTTCTGTAAACCTAGTCCTAATAAAGCACCGGCCGCTATAAAAGGTATAAGCGGCGCCATCGTAGCGATAATACCGGCGGCTAGAGCCGCTAAAGCGGGAACTAAGCCACCGGCTATCGCTCCGGCGATAATAGGTAAGTGAGGTGCAAGCTGGCCTAATAATGCGGTAATTCTTTTCAAAAGACCCTCTGGGCCTCCCATAGAGGCGAGCCACTCGTTAAACTTATCAACCAATGGGGCTAATCGTTCGACAATAGCCTGTCCGACTAATTCTTGGAAGTCGTTAAAAGTATTTCTTAATCTAGTCATAGAACCGGCAAATGTAGTACCGGCTGCCTTAGCTGAACCGCCAAATTCTGTTTTTAGCTCTTTTAATATCATCGCTTGAGCCTTAGCAGCTTGACCAGTTTCTACTAATCTTTTAATAGTCTCTTGGTCGGTCTTATTAAAATTAACTCCGACTCTACGTAAAGCGGTTACTCCTAGTATCGGGTCTTGTAAAGCCTTACCTAATTGAATTGCAGAGGATTTAGTATCCTGACCTAACGCTTGAGACATATTAAGCATTGTTTCGGTAGCCTCTGGGAAAATATCCTTACTTATTTTGGTAAAGGTTAAAAGTAGGTTCTCGCCGGATTGGACTTGCTCGTCGGAAAATACGGTCGTACTCTGGAAAGCCTTAGCCAGCTTACTAACTTGGTTAGCGGTAACTCCGGCAACGCCGCCGGTAGATTTTAATACTGCCTTAGTTTGCGTTAATACATTTTGGCTTTCTTGAAAGGCTTGTACCGACTTAACGCCGAATAGCGCTGCCCCTCCTGCGGCCGCAGTTAAACCTCCCAAAAGAGCAAACGAGCCAGTTTGGGCAGACTTCATCAACTTAGAGAAAGCCCCAGTCTTTTGGCTGGCTTTATTTAGACCCTGCTCGTAAGGTTTAGAGTCTAAATCTAGAGTTCCTTTTATCGCAAATACTTCTGTAGCCATAATAAAAACCGCAATTAGTTCTAAGAGCTAAAGAATTGCTTTAACTCGGTCAAACCTTCTGCGGTGTAATCCTGACCTTCTTCAATTTCGTCTATTATATCACGGCTTTCTCTTTCTAGTGAAGATAGATAATTCTTACCGCCGTCTTTGGTAAACGGCGCGGCCGAAGCGATAACCTTATCTATCTGTTCTATCGCGTCTAATCTTAAAGACTGCTCTAACAAAGCATAGAACCTAATCGCATATTCGTCGAGTATAGTTTCTACGGTGTAGCCTGGGTATCTTCTAAGGAAGTAGGCGAGGACTCGGAGAAATCGGACTTTTTTTTTGACTCCTGATTTGCCGGAGTAATACCAGCGGCCTCAAGAGCCTTTTTATCTTCGGGTGTAGAAAGACTATCTAGAAATTCTAGTAATCGGCCGGCTTGGTCTATAGAAATATCTATATTATCTTTCTCTAAATCGGGGATTATTGGGTAAAGAAGTTTAACAAACCGCTCTAAAGCTGCTATGGCAGTTGGCTCGTCGACTCGCTCTTGCTTAAAGACTTGGGCTAGTTTAGTCAATTCTATAAGAGACTTTAGCTTCGGAGGCTCGACTATATAAGTCTTACCGCCTAACTTAACTTCGCCTTTGTCCGGCATTATTGTATCAAGGTCAAGTTTCTTAGTATCAACTGCCATAGAACAGCTTCTTTCAACAATAGCTCGCTAAGTTACTAGCTTACGTTGGTTATACCAATGTGGCCAAATCTGCGGCCATCTCCGTAAGTTTCGTCTATCAGCGCTTTGAACGTTACCTTAAAAATTCTCTGATTGTCAACCTCGTAGTTCATCTCTACGCTAGATATAGGAACAGCTTTGTAAATAACGACATCTTCGTTAGTTACAGCGGCCGCGTCGGCTACTGGGTGAAGAACCAAAATCGCCGCCTTATTAGTCCTAAGACTATAACCGGCAGAGCGACCTAAGTTCACTCTATCGCCTTGCGAACCAGTGCTTAAATCGGAAGCACCGATAGCCCGATTGAGGTTTCTTACACTAGGCTCGGCTAACGAAACTTCAATCTCTAGGCTCTCGCCTGTAAGTACCATATCTATCGGAGATGAGCCGTACTTATCGGCCGTAACGTCTGCGAAGTCAGGCTCGTAAACAAAGTTTACCCCTTCCTTGGTATTACCCAAGTTCACGGAGTTAAACACTATGTTCGAAACCCCTATACGCAGGTTACGAATATCTGGCGACGTATAAAAGTCTGCCATAACTTACCTCCTCACTAAGATATTAGGTCAAGGTTTCGGTAAGTCAGTTCGAACGACGCTTTTAATAGTTTGCGGTCGTTCACGTCACTGTCCAAGTCATCTATCCGACCTAATGCCTTGATATTATATATCTGGTAATCTGGTAGAAAGAGAACGGCGTTACGGTGTAGAAGCTCGAATACTTGGTGTATTTTAGCGTCGGCCGCACCGTGGTCTTTATACCGCGCCCAGACGTCGATGGTCTGGTACTCGACCCCAGTATACTTATCAGGCTGGTTACTTGGTACTGATACCAACATAATAGCATCTTCTATATCTTCTGGCAACTCGCCGATAAAGATAGTAGTTCCGACTACACCTATATTATTTTCTTCTAACCAATCCGCTAATTGAGAGGCTATCATATTCTTATAGTAGCAAAAGCCCTTCTAAAATACTCGTCCTTATTTCTTAATACCGCTTCGGCAGGGTCTCTTAAATATCTGCTTTTCCTGCCCTTCTTAAACCCGTGCGGCGGGGTTTCGAACTCCCACCTTCTAGCGTAAAGTGCGTCCGCCGGTGGGCCTTCTCCAAATCTAATCTCGTGGCGCATTAGTCCTAACCTTTTAACTCTACCGGTATTCTGTAGAGTACCCTTATCGTGCGGTACTTGTTGCTTAGAGCGACGTTCTATATCTAGCATCATTAACGCTATCGACTTATCTAACGCTAGAACGCTTTTTGCCTTATATTCTCTTGACTTATCGGTTATTTTTATCACGATATCAAATTAAACCTCTTTAGATAACACTTTAGAAACTCGACGTTATTTTCGAAAGTCCGCGACTTAACTATCCTCTCGACTCTAAAGGTCTCGTCGTCGGCGTTTAGTACGTCTCCTCTAGAAATATCCTCGCCAGGGTTAAACCAAGCGATAGCATCCGAGCCGGTTTCTTCCATATTGGCTCGACCACTAAGAGTCGAAGTAATATATCTAAATCTGCCTATTAGAGTTTGGTTTAGGTTGGGGTTGTAGTTTATTAACTTACCATAACGGTCTACCCGCATCGCTACTTTAACGATGCTTTGGTTCATTTCTGGTTTCATAAACTATATTATAGCAGGACTTTTTGATAACCTTCCAGTAGACCTTTATTTACGTCGTCTATTAGCTTCCCGTATTCTTCCGCGTAGCCTTCGATAGACCGTTTAGTAAAGTTCTGGGGGTTCTGTAATATCCTCGAAACTAGAACGGTAGCAACTATAGAAATGGGATTTGGTATAGCGGCCTGTCCTAAATCGCCAACTATTTTTATATTCTTACTACCAATAGTCCATCGCCCACCTCTAAGTAAAACGCTATTTTTATAAGCAGTATTAAGGGGATAAAGAACGTAATCTTCGCCTTCAACTAATAATAAAGTTACGTCTAAGTCGTCGTCTACATAGGAAATAGAGTCTATAGTCGCCCAATCTTCTATAAATAACTCTCTTTTACCGGTGCCGTCGTAGTATCTAGTAACATCGGTATCTGCGTTAAAAGTCCTGCCCGTATAAGTATCAATAAAAGTCATCACCGCGCTAATAGCGGTTTCTAGAGTAGTTACCTCGTAATCTGAAAGAGGCCGCTTAAGATAAGCCTCGATTTTAGCTTGGTCGGTATAGTCTGCCATAGTCTAGACATTGGTAGCTTCACAATGCTTACATTTTAATTCCGAATAGTTGCTGTAGAACGGGGGCTGTTCGAAGCCAGGGTGGCAGATACAACCGCATTTTTCTACCTGCGGTTCTTCTTTAGTTTCTTTCGGTTCTAATATAGCCTCGTTCTTTGCGTCTTTTATCATAGCTTACCCCCTTAGCCCTGCCCTCGGACAGCAAGGGCAGGATAAGGTAATAAACCTTAGCTAATTAGGATACTGTACCTGTTCCGATTAGCACGAAAGCCTCTGGGAATTGAACCAAGTTGTTAGCTCGGAACTCCGCCCTAAGAGCTTTAGCGTTCTGCTCGGCTAGGTTGACAGCATTAGCACCAGAGTCGTGAACTGTCGCCTCGGTAAGAGTGGTGAGGTTAAGTCCGGCTTTCCTAATAAGGGTGCTAAACTTCAAGTTCCCAAAGACAATGAAGGGTTCGTTTTCGTCACCCACTACATTGATATCGGGTAGAACTTCGACTAACTCATAAGGATAGCCCCAGATAGTACCGGTGACTCCACCGTTTACCCCAGGTTGCCAAATGTAGTTATCGTTTTGGTCTTTAATTCTTTGAACTAAACCAAGCAAGGTTCGGTGAAGGTAGAATTTAGCACCTACTAAAGCTCCTCCGTGAACCGTATAAATTGCTCTGTTTATATCATCGAAGTCAAGGTCGGCAAGAGCCGCACCTATAGTGACCGCGCCAGTACCGGCGGTACGTAGAATACCGCTAGTTGCGTCGGTAAAGACAAGAGTATCAATCAATCGGGCGCTTTCGAGGGCGAAGTCTTGGGTCAATTCGCTAAAGATATTGACTGCCGCATCTTCGTTTAGCTCGTCAGTTACGATTGCGATACCTGCAAACTTTCTCAAGTTTACGGTGTCTTGACCGAACGTCATCTTAGTTCCGGTCTTGGCAACGAGTTCGCCGGTTTCGTACATAGTTACTCCGCCAACTTTCTTGTTAAGAACAAGCGAGTTGGAACTAATAGTAACCGTTCTAGCGTCCCGCGCGGCTACTCCGTACACATCTTCAAGACGTGCAACTTCTGCGACGAAGTCTCGGTCAACTAGGAAACCACCATCGGCGTTAGTAGTTTCGTTCTGATAGCCAGCTTTCTCTATTGCGTACTCGTTAAATCGCTTTAGAGTCGGTTGGTCATCTCGCATAAGAGCCTGAAGTCCTTTGAAGAACCTCACCTCTTTCGACATCTGTTCGATATCGGTTTTAACTTCTACAGTTGGAGTGTTAGCACCAATGTTTTTACTAACCACTGGCTCTATCTTCTCAACTGCTTTAGTTACGGCCTCGTCGACCTTTTTGGTAAGAACACCGGCAACTGAATTAGTAATCTTTTCCAAGGCATCCTCGGAAAGAATTACCTCGTCGACAGTATCACCATCTTGGTCGTCTTTGGCTTTGGCCTCGGCTTCTAACGTTTCGAGTTCTTTTGCTTCCTCGTCGGTTAGAGTTTCGCCTTTAGCCTTTTTTTCTTGTAACTCTTTTAGTCTTTCCATTATTACCTCCATCTAGTTATCAGTACCAGATAGAATTTTGTTCACGCCGACTATAATAAGTTCGACTTGCTTATCGATAATCTGCGCGTGCTTCTTGGTCGTGACTAAAACCAACTTACGCTTACCCTTATTCTCACGCTTGTCGGTGACAAAGGCGGTTTTAATAGTATCCGCCATAGCCGACATCTGGGTTTGTAGCCCAGAAATTTGAGATGATAGGGTTTCAATACTTTTATCTTCGTCGATTTCTTCTATAGACTTAAATTCTGGTGCTTCTTCATCAAAATCTCCGTAATGACTCTTTAGGTGGTTATAAATTCCTTTTCTGTCTCCGCTAGGTACGTCTACTCCGCCTCTTGCTCCTAGTAAAGCTCCCATAGCGGCTTTAACTCCGTTCCAAACTACGGAGTGAGAACCGGCCGCTAAGTGGTGGGGAAGTTTATAACTAGATTTAACGTCAGGATTTTCGCTATCGAACCAAGTAGAGATTGCCTTTAGTTTCGTCATATCGTCGCCGCATTCTCTAATCTGCATTGGCCCATTCCAAGCCATATCTTTATCGGCGAGTGGGGTTTTCTTATAGCCGATAACGCTCTTATCGGATATACTCTTATCTTCGCTGTCAGTAACTTCGCTAAATTCTTCAATCTCGTTAGTTTCTAGACCTTTACTTTTAGCGGTTACCATAGCTTCGCTATTAGCTGGCACCGGAACGACGCTAAATTCTAGCATCTCGCTTGCCGTCCAAGTATTATTTTCTTCGTCAAACTCTTTACCTATAAAACCAACCGAAAGACCGGTTAGATAACCACCGAGAATTAAGTTATATACCTGATTGGCAAGCATTGAGATTTCGGTAGCGAGCTTAAAACGGGCGATAAGCTGTCCGGCAGATTTGCGTAAAGATTGGGTTCTACCTATTGGTAGGCTTTGATAATCGTGGCCGTATAGGACTGGGCCTCCGGCGGCCATAAACTTTTTAACGTTTAGACCTTTTATATCTATCTTCTCGCCTTGTCTATCTATATCCTCGGTTGCGACTATACCCTCGACTTCGCCTTCGGCAAGTTTCTGGGCTTTAATAAGTTTAACTAATAATTGCTTTTTTAACATCTTACTCCTAACAAAAATCCGCAAATAAATATACGCTTGTATTGACTCAAGGTCATTTATTTACGGACTACTATGGTCTCTTTATTTAGTTTTCAGTACGATTTTATTATATTGACTTCTAGGCTTACTGTCAATAGCGAACGAGTCGCGCTGGCTAACTATATATAATCGATTGACTGCCTTACAACGGTGGCACTTAATCGAACCGACTGCGGTTGAGAATAATCCTAGCATACCGGCGCAGTTAAAACAGCGAACGTCTGGGATATTTCTACTCATATTGTACCTTTCCGCTTATAGAGTAAGGTTCGATAGTTATTATTCTATCAGAACCTAATTTACCTTGTATATAACTTACTTTAATTTCGGCCTCTATACCGCTTGCCTTAATCGCCAAATTGTAATTCTTTTCTAGGACAAACTTAGGATACCTAATCTTCTCGGATAGTAAGAAATACCTTAACGACTTAGTAATTTTAACTTCCCTAAATATCGAGTATTTAAGGGACTTAGTTATGGCGTTTTCTTTGAAGATATAATAGGTTAGCGATTTAGTTATCGCTTGGTCGGTTAAGACTTCGTAAGTAAGACCTTTGGTTATAGATACCGTTCTAAAGATAACGTACCGAAGCGATTTGGTTATAGCGTTTTCTAAAGCGATGCTATAAGTAAGACTCTTGGTTATCGCTACACCCTCTATAAATATCCGGTAGGTTAGGGATTTAGTAATTGGGTTTTCGGTAATAACTGTATATTTAAGGTCTTTAGTTACAGATAGACCTTGGCCTTCAATAACGTAAGTTAAGTTTTTAGTAATCGTAACTTCGGCTAGAACTTTATAAACTAGCGTTTTGGTAATAGCTGTCTCTATAGATATATAGTAGGTTAGGCTCTTAGTAACTGCCGCCGGAGTAGTTATAATCGTGTATTTAAGACTCTTAGTAACCGACTGCTCAGATAGAACTACGTATTTAAGAGACTTCGTTATAGAGGTGGGAACGACTACTATATATTCTAGGGATTTAGTTATCGCCGTATCGGTAATAATTCTGTAAGTTAGCGACTTAGTAAGGGTAGTATCGGTAAGAACCGTGTATTTTAGGCTCTTGGTTATTGCTTGCTCGCTAGTAACTATATAGGTAAGCGATTTCGTAACTGCAGTATCGGTAACTACCCGATAAGTTAAACTTTTAGTAACGGCATTATCTGTAATAACTTCGTAGGTAAGACTCTTAGTTATAGAGGTATCGGTAAGAACCGTATACTTTAGGGATTTTGTAATCGCGGTAGTAGTTACCTGCTCGAAACCGAAGTTAATCTGGTCGGTCTTTAGTTGGAACGGGGCTAAGACCGCGTAGGTTAAAGACTTAGTAATTGCGTTTTCTTTTAGAACCTCGTAATTTAAGGATTTAGTAACCGATATTTCTTTAATTACTTTATAGGTAAGAGATTTCTGAACAATTAAAAGGTAATAAACCTTAACTTGTATATGGTCAATGTTTAAGCGGTTAGTATCTCCTGTACCTAACTGAAGTCCTCTAAGTCTAAAGTTAGCATCGCTAAACTCGTCTCTTGTCCAGCTTCTACCCCAAGTATCTGCACTCCCACCATAGGTCTTATTATCATCCGGAGTAGCGCTAAAAGCGGTAGAGTCTTTAGCGGTAGAATATGTAGAGCCACCATCCCAAGAAAGAGCTAATCTTAATCTCCTATCATTGCCAGCCCCGTTTTGGGCGTGTCCCTCAACCGTAGCTTCAATACCTACGATTATCGCATTTGCAGGTAAAGCGCTGATAATATCAAAGGTAGAGTAAATTTCAAAAGCACCGTTACTAATAGTATCCGCATAAGCATCATCAGTAGCGTGGGCATTATCCGGAAGTGTCCAATGAGCCGCCGCATTCGCTGTAGGTGACTTAAATCCTGTATCAGCCATTATGCGCCCTCCTGATAAACTCTAATCGTAACGTGATTATTAGCATCGTAGTAATCTCCAACGCCAACGGTTATAGAGCCGTCTAAATCGAAGTCGGTATCTGCTCCGGTAGTATTATCGCTATCTAAGTTTTCCCAACTCGCTAAGGTATAGTTATAAATCTGTAAGTAAACTGTCGAAGTAGTAGGGGCAAGTTCGGTCTGCCCGTTCCAATGTATATTTATATCGTCGGTGTCGTTATCGTGCCTATATCTATAATGGTGTATTGCAAATTCTACCCCTTCACCTTCTATAGCCACTCTTACCGCGTCATCGGTCGCAACGTCTAGATAGTCTTGCGAAGAATACTGCGTTGCTAGAGGAGTTTCGTTGGCCGGTAGGCTCGCTTTGGCTTCCCTTGTATAAAAGGTTCTAGCTATAGCGTAAGTTAAACTCTTAGTAATAGCGGTATCGGTTATAACCTCGTAAGTTAGGTTTTTAGTAACCGCTACTTCTTTCAATACCCGATAAGTCAGGCTCTTAGTTATCGCAGTCTCTACCACAACGTGATAAGTTAAAGATTTAGTTAAACTATCGGTGGTTAAGACCCTATATTCTAGGGACTTAGTTACTGCCGACGGGGTAGTAAAGACCGTATATTTTAAGCTCTTAGTTACTGCCTGTTCCGAAACTACTATATAGGTAAGACTTTTGGTTACTGCCGTATCAGTTACGACTCGATAAGTCAACGATTTAGTAATCGAGGTAGAAGTTAAGACCTCGTAATTAAGAGATTTAGTTATTACTATATCCGTTAGGATTTCGTAGGTAAGAGCTTTGGTTATAGCCGAGTCGGTAATAACTGTATATTTAAGAGATTTAGTAAGCGCTTCTGCTTGCTTAACCGTATACTTTAGGGATTTTGTAATCGCCTGTTCGCTGGTTACTATATAAGTAAGAGACTTCGTAATCGAACTATCTGTTAAGACGGTATATTTTAAGGACTTCTGTATTAGAACCGGCGCGGCGGCCTCAACCTCGTAGGTAAGAGACTTGGTAATAGAACTATCGGTTAGTACGCAATACTTTAGAGATTTAGTTATCGGCTGTTCTATAAAAACCCGATATTCTAGAGATTTAGTTACAGAGTCGGAAGTTAATACTGTGTATTTAAGAGATTTAGTAACTGCCGTATCCGTTAGAACCGTATATTTCAAAGACTTAGTAACAGACTGCTCGGAGGTAACTATATAAGTTAGGCTCTTTGTAACTGCTGTATCGGTTAGAACCCGATAGGTAAGAGATTTCGTAACCGCAGAAGGGGTTGTGATAATTGTATATTTAAGAGATTTCGTAATCGCAGCGACTTCGGTAGTAACTGTATATTTAAGACTCTTTGTTACGGCGTTTTCTTTTAATACTCTGTAGGTGAGGGACTTCTGCACTGCGGTATCTGTTAAGACGGTATATTTTAGGCTTTTGGTAACCGCAATTTCTTTTAGAACGGTATATTTTAGTGATTTTTGGATTGTTTCTGTAGAAACCGCCGAACCTAAATTGTAAACTGTGAAGTTATCGGTGTCGTTGTCTGCATCCATATCATCGCCGGAATTTACCAATACCGTACCACCACCCCAAGCTAATCCTGCTTTGCCTGCGGCGGTTATATCGGTGTCTGTGGCAGAAGCTACTTCTACGCCATCTATATAGAATTTGAGAGCCGAGCCGATTATTTCTAATTTACAAATCGCACCGTTATAAGGTGGGGAAAAAGCAGAACCTAAAGTAGCCCAACCACCTGCCGTAGTTCTTTTATAAAGCTGGCAAGTATTAGTTCCGCCTTGGTCGTTTATGCGAACTGCGTACATATTATCTGCGTCCTGAACCCTTACCAAAGCGTATTGAGGAGAAGAAGTACCAGCATCCAAAATGCACATTTCAAACTCAACTGCGTAATCAGCCGAGGGGTAGGTTGCGTCTGCGGTATAGATAACCCCATCATTCAAATCTCCTGCGGGACTGGCTCTATCTGTAGCCGCCATAGCGGAAGCCCCTGTACCT